AATCGAACTGATGCTAAAGGTCAGGAAGGCAATCATCTGCTGCTCGAGCCCGGTACCCCAGTTACTGCCCGCATCCGTTTTTCCCACCATCCATGGCGGTACGCCGAACCAACGGCACACCTCTTCAACGCTGTAACCCCTGGACTCGAGCAGTTGAGCATCCACGGGATTAATCCCGATGGATTCTGGCGTGATGCCCTGCTCTAGCACTGGCGATCGCCCGGCATTCAAAGCCCCCGACACCTGCTTCACATAGTCGCGAAACTCTTCTCGCTGCTCTGGCTTGAGCACGCGATCAACCTTAAATGCCACCGCGGGAAGCAAACCGTTCTTGAACGTTCCATTCGCGGCATCATCTGCGGACATTGCAGCGCCGAAAACATCAGCGCCGTAGCGGATGGCCGAAAGGCCAACACGCCCGTCTAAACTAAACGCCGGGATATGCAACATGTCCGAGCGCTGGATCTGGCGCCGGGCGCCTTTTTTCGGGCGGTACCAATAGGTGATCCTGCCATCCGAATCCAATTCCAAATCGACACGACTCGGCAGCAGGAAATCTAAGGCGATAACTCGGTTACCTATGCGCAAGATTTCCGCAAATGCATTTCCGCGCAGAAGCATGGCGGCAACCATCGCCTGCCAGAATTGAAACGCCGTCATGTCCTCGTTGGGGCTTGTGTGCACGATGTCGTAGAGGCCAAAGTCCCGGGCATCCTTGCGTCCACCGTCAGCTTCGCGTCGATAGACACCCATCGGCAGACCGGCCACCGACGTCGAGATGATCCTGACGCAAGACCAAACCGCCGAGAGCTGCATAGCGTTATCGACCGTAACGTTCTTGCCCGAGCTGGATTCGCCACCGAGGAACTGACCCCAGAAGCCGCCGTCGCCCAAGCCGATCTGCCGACCGATCCATTCGTTCAGGGTGTGCCCCAGCGACGCGCTTGGCTTGCGGGCCGCGCGGCCCAGTACGGCCGATAATGATTTAGTCACTGATCAGCCCCTTGCGCACAAATCCAGCGATCAGAAATAACGCAACGCCTGCGGCGATTAGCGCCCAGCCCAAGCCTTGCAGAACGTAAACGCCTGCAACGGCCGAACCGAACCCGCACAGCGCGAGCAGAATGAATACGTGCAATGGGTTCATACGATGATCGGGTTCCTAATGGCGGCCATGAAGTCGTCATTGCCCCGGCCTTCGGGGTTTAAGGAAATCAAGGTCACTGCGTTGAATAGAGCCATCAATGGGTCAATCTTGGCCGACCCGCTGGCCTGCTTAGTGATCAGGATGGAGTTTGCGCGCGGCTCCACCTTCGCGTTCCCCACGCACCACGCCATCATCGGCTGCCCGCCGTGCTTCATGCCGCCTTCGGCGAGCTTACGTTCCGCCGTCTTGATCGCCCCGCCGAGCTTCCAGCCCTGGCTGATAGCAACAATCTTTTCCGGGGGGATTTCGCGCTCGATCATCGCGTCATAGATCGCACCGATACCCACAGGGTCGACCCCGACCTTATCCAGCAAGCCCGACTCCTCCACCTGTTCAACCAGGTCAGCCACCTCAAGCACGTCATCGCCGATTCGCTTGGACAGGGTCAGGTCGCCGTCTTTCTCAAAGTCATGGAAGCGAGGGGCTTCCGCCTTTCTTCGCTCGAGCACCGAGGGGTGCGCCCAAGCGTGGGTCCATATCAACCAGTCTCGGGTTCGTTTGTCACGGCCCACGGCGGCAAAACCCAGCAAGTCGTCCAGGCCACCACCATCGATCCCGATGTCGATGACGTCGGATCGAGCAATCACATCATCAAGGGTGAGCTTCTTTTCTGCTGCGCCGACCCAATAGTCAGCGCCTGCCCACCGGTCTGAGCGCAACGCGAGGCCGATCTCGACGTTAAGGTGCTTGGACATGAAGCCCAGCACCTCTGCCTCACCGGCCTCCTCCGCTTTTTTCATCTCCCGGATGAGGAACTTCTCGCTGACCGAATACCCCATGTTCGGGTTGGTGATGTAGAAATTCTCGGGCTTGCGATGATCATCAGCCTCAAGGATCTTTTTCGGAAACTCGTAGATCACCGGCAGGAAGTTCGGATCGACAATCGTGCCGTCACGCACCCCCCGAGCGTACTGGAGCTTTTCGCGAAACACGCCCGCGGGGGGCTGGTCAGACTGCGTCGTGAGATAGATCACGAACCCTTCGGGCCGAGACGCAAGTCCACCGGTGGCTTCGCGCAGCATGTTGGCCGCATGTGGGTTCTTGCCAAACAGGTGAAGCTCATCGACCAGGACGACGGCGGCTTTTTTCCCTCCGACAGTGTTTTGATCGGCGGCCACCACCTTCAATGTCGCCCCGGACTCACGATGGGTGATCGTCCGAACGTGATCCTGCACATGCAGCAGCGCCGAAAGCTCTTCGTCGTGTTTGACCATATCCCGCGCCGGCGCGTAGGCGTTGTTCGCCACCTCGATCGTCGGCGCCAGGATGATGAACTCGGCAGACTGGCGCCAATTGCGGATCAGTACCGTGAGCATGATTGCCGCGGCGATGGTGCTCTTTGCATTCTTCTTACTGATGAGCAGGAAGAACTCCTGAATCAGCCGCTCACCGGTACCAGCGTTGTACGCACCGAAAATAGCGCCAGCCAGGTCACTGATCCAAGGTGCACAGGACTCCCCAATTAGGGGGCTACCAGGTGCGTCGACAATCCGCAGATCATTCAGCACCTGAAGGCAGGCTTCAGCCTCGTCCGGAAACAGTGGCGGAAACGGCACCAGCGATTGGCGGTTTACGATGCGCGTCTCCCAGTCCCGGCATGAGGTGTCCCAGACTGGTTCGCTCAACTTGTTCACCGCTTATGATGGATTGGGGTGGCGCCTAAACGCCCTACTCTTCTCCTTGCTCACATGAAAGTAGGGCATCAAAGCCTGTGCAGCTTCGATCCGAATGTCCGTGGGCGCTGCCTGGCTGTTCATGACGGCCAACAGGAAATTCTTTGGATCCTTGAACGGCCCAGCCAACGAAAAATTCTCAGCGTCTCGATCGCTCATTTATTTTACCGATCTCAAATGTGATGGCGGCGGAGGCGCTGCGCCAAATTTTCCAGCCCCTGCTTTTTTGGCGGCGTCCTGGCGCTCTTCCTTTTTCCCGCCCTCGCCTTTACGGGCATGCAGGAAAGGCATGAGCGCTTTAGCGGCGTCACGCCGGTCTTTCCGATCCAGCAAGGGATCATTCATGTCGTCGAGCAAATAGTCTTTCGGATCGGTGTACACCCGACCGAAACCCTCTTCGGGATCATGCGGTTCGACGGGCACCTGAGGCTGTCGAAGCGCTTTCGGGATGTACTCTCCGGCGTGCTTAGGTTCGCGAGGTGAGGTCTTTGCCCGGGGCGCTTTAACAACCGCTTTAACATCGGCTTTAACATTCCCATCGACTGGGAAAAGTGCGTTGAGTTTGTGCAACTCGAGAACAACGTCAACGTCCTTTGCGAGCCTGGAGCCAGCGGCTGACGCGGTTTTCGGCGAACAGCCGGCGGCAATGGCCGCATCTTTATTGGACGCACCTTCTCTCACTGCGACGATGAATGCGCGCTTTTTTGAGGTGAGTGCCATCTTTAACAAAAACCTATGGAGGGGAAAAAATCTGTCCGTGCGGTCGGGGGCGGTGTCCTATGCAAAACCTTCCACGGTTTCGACCTGCCCCGGGGCACTGACGTGCCACATCACGCAGTCGATACCGATTCGCATTGGCTCGACGAGATCGTCGAACATCACGTTCGCCCCGCTCCCTCGGCCGACTCGGCTGCGGTCTTCAGCTTGTGGCACGGGATGCAGAGCGCCTGAAGGTTCGCTTCATCGTCCGACCCACCCCGAGCGCGGTTCACGATGTGATCGACCTCGAGCTGCAACGTGATGATGCCGCAGGTTTGGCAAGTGTATTCGTCACGTACCAGGATCGCGGCACGCTTACGTCGCCAAGGTCGACCACCACGGCCCGAACCCCAACCCTCCGCGCCTCCCTCTGCGATGGGGACAGCGAATGGTCTACCTTCGGATGGCTTCATTCGAGGCGGTAACGTTTTAAGTCGAGACATACATGATTGACCTTTGGCGACACAATTTGCTCATCCGCGAAACGTGTCGCGAACTACTTGCTCAGCTTCGGCTGCAGCACGACCCGGGCGATCATCACCATGAGGCCCAGCACGCCATAGGCAATTGGTGGCAACACCGCCTGAAGAGACGGCATCAGCTGCTCAGCGATACCCAGGGCAGCAATGGCGCCACCCGCCTGAACGCTGGTCATGCTCAGCGCTTGTTTCCAGTTGTCGATCAGTTGCATGGGTCACTCCTGCCGCTTGGGCAATTTGAAGTCGGTGAATCGGTCAGCCAAGGCTGCAACCTTCTTCACACCGAGGGTACCAATACAGGCGCCGACGGCCGCTGCAAGGCTCGATGGGAGGTTGAAGTACTCGAGCAGCGGAAATGCCCCAGCGGTAATCGCGCCACACAGGCAGGACTCAAGCAGCGCCTGACGCCGGCCTCCACCGCCGTAAATGACACGAAGGAAGGCGATCCAACAGGACAGCGCCGCGGCATAAAACATTGGCGCATGCTGACTCAGCCAGGCGAGCACAAGGAGCCAGGTGTCTGGTTTGTCGGGCATGTTTGGCATCCGGGTCCTCCCTCTCGGGGAGCGATGTAAGTCCGGCTCCAGCAGCACTCCCAGCTCGGAGCGATGGGTGTGGTGGAGCCGAAAACGAAAAAGCCCCGCTCGATGGCGGGGCTCAATATTTAGTAGGAAGGGTTAGCTGAGACTATCTAACAAATCGTGGCCAGACCAAGTCAACTGAACCGTACCGTGCTCCGGCAGCAAATAGCCGTCGTTGACCAGAAGCTTATAGTTGTAGAAGAAATCGTCAGGATCTACACCAAGCTCACGAGTGACGACCCCTTCTAAATGAAGTCGGTCAACTCCCTCTGAACATGCCTTGCTTTGAACAGCCAGGAGAATTTGCCGTGCTGCCTCAAAATTACGTTTCATGCGACTTCCCTAGATTGATCTGTGTAGAAGCCGGAGGATATCTCTACAGCAGTCCACAGAAAAGCATCTGGCAGGTCATATAAAACGAAAAAGCCCAGCGGGTGGCTGGGCATTGTGTGTCGTCTCTCATAACGCGCAAGATCGACATGATGGGGTTAATTTCGCTCATCCGCTCACTGATGTCAACAAGCAGTCACGCGGCCTTTTCGATGAGCAATCCTTCGGCCTCCAGGATCTCACTGGCATGAGCCAATGCATCGTTGACCAAGTCGTCTGCTGCCTGACTGATCGATTGACGCCACCGGCGGCGCGTTGACTCCGGCGTTCCATCGCTCTCCCAGGTGTTCATGTCGTAGAAGCTGTCCTTCAGCACGATCATGTCAGCGGATCGCGAGTTGTCTTTCTTGGCCTTGGCCTGACCAGCTGCAACAGCCGCTTTCACCATCGCTTCGCGACGCCATGCTGGTGCATCAAGCGGAATCTCGACAGACACCGAACTCACAACCTTTGGCCGGGCACCCTTCAATTGCGGGATCGCCCAAGTAGTGACTGCCTTATAGAGGAACAACTTCGGCGCCGGCGTTGTGATGATGGTTTGCAACTCTGCGATCGCCTGTACCTTGCGGCCTTTGTGCGTGCTGTACCTGGCGACCAGAGCATTCCAATGCTTCGGCTCAAGCCCATGATGCAACCTGGCTGAGACCCAGCAATCAACCTGAGTGCGATCAATGCTACTGGCCCCACGGGATCGAACCAGTGTCGCCAGATCGCCGCCCTCCTCCTCGTCGGCCGAGTTGTAGAGTTTCTGCCATGCCTGCTTGCTGGTGTTGTCGATGGCTTCAGCTGCGAGGGCCGAAACAACTGCATTCAGAATGCCTGGATAGATCATCGTTCAATCCCCTGTGAAGTTGGTGCCACCGGCGCCGCGGCGGTTGTTCTGGCTGTAGTAGTTCAGTAGGCCGACTGGCTCTTTCTCGCTGGAGCCGGCCAGCCCAGCGGCATAAGCAGCATTCAGGTTGAAGCTAAGTTGAGTGACCAGGTCCTGCAATGAAAGCTGCTCACCGCCATCGGCGCGAACCCAGCCCGAGGCGTGACAGTCGACACAGTCCAGATGGTGAAACAGCCCGGTGATCACTGCCCGGCCCTTGCAGGACTTGCAGTGTTCCAGCGGGATTAGGGTTCGACGGAAGGCCGGGCCATGGCTCTTTTTCATCATTTTTAAACCTCGCCTATGGTTGATTCATGAATGGCCTCGCAGGCCTTCTGTTCTGCGGCTTGCAGCGGTTTACCCGAATTTTCGTTTCTACCGTCCTTCAACCCGTGAATCAGGGAAAAACCCTTACCGTCTAAATGGCCGTGCCACAGTTCGAGGGCTGCACGCTTGCGCTCTTCGACAGTGGTGTGGATGTAGGCTTGCACGTTGTGGCCCATGGCGTGGTTGATCAGCATCTCGCCAATCAGGAAGTCGACCCCGAGGTCAGCCCAGCCGGTCCTGGCCAACTTGCGCAGATCGTGACTGCTCCACTCGCCCTTCCCCAGCCCGGTGAACACGGCGCTGGCCTGCGCCTTGCTCATGCCCTTTCCATTTCTGGCGGGAAACAGGAACTGACCCTCGTAGCCGCTTACCTTCTGGTGTGCGCGATACCCAATCAGCAGCGCACACACCTGCTCAGTCAGTGGTAGCGAGTGCTCGACTCGGGTCTTGGTGTTGCCCACCGGCAGATACCAGGTGCGTTCTGACAGGCTGACGTGCGACCACTGCGCTTTGCGGGTTTCACCGATGCGCGTGCCGTGGCAAAGCATCATCAGCGCGAGCATGGCCGGTTGTGGATCGGACTCGAAAAGCTCATGCAGTTGGCTCAGCAGCGCCTCGATCTGCACGCCGCGAAGACGCGCCGGCTTGGCTTTGATCTTGGTCTTGGAGAAGTCACTGAACTTGATACCCACCATCGGGTTTTTCGGTATCAAGCCCAAGGTGTGCGCCTGCCGGCACGCCACCACCAGCACACCAAAAATCAACCGCACATACTCGAGCGAGAGTGTCTCTTGCAGCGGCCACATCAACTGAGCATCGAGTGTGCCGTGACGTATGTCGGTTATCGGCATATCACCTACACGCGGAATAAGGTGCCGGGCAATTGCTGATTTACTCGTTGCCTTGCGCTCGTCTGACAGGTTGCGGTCGCGGCTCATCCGGTCGGCGTGCCACTTAAACAGTTCGCCCAGCGTCGACCATGCGGACACGGTGGCACCAGCCTCCGGATCTGCTCCCAACCTCATGCGTAGATCAGGCAGCGCGGCCAACACAGCTTTCGCCGACAGGTCGGGATAGGCGCCGATTCGGTTCCACTTCTTCCGAACGACTAGGCTCCAGGTTCCACGCGGACGAGTCTCTGTGAAGCGGAAGTACAACCCCGGGTGACGAGGATCACGCATCAGCACGGCAGCCGGGTCATCGGCACGCCGACGAATCTCTGCATCGGAGAAGGCCACGGTCATTGTCATGCAGCCACCACTGTAGGAGCGAGGCGCAGGTAAGCGCGGATCTGCTCCATCGTGTCGAAGTGGCCACGACACACCACCGCCAGATATCCCTGGTCATTGAGCTTGCGAATGCGCTCGTGCTGACTGGCCGAGATGGCGGCATCGTTCGGTGGCGTGGCCTTGAATTCGATGTACAAGCCAAAGAATCCACCACGGGCCATGGTCAGCACTAGATCGGGAATGCCGGCCTTTACACCTTGGGCTTTCAACTTGCCGGCGACCGCCTTGACACGGTGCCCACCGTTGGGAACGTGGTAGATCAGTTCGAACACCGCCGGGTAGCGCAGTTCAAGCTCGCGCATGAGCGCAGCCTGTTCCTGCCCTTCGCGGTCGACTGGCTTAGCCCGCACGGGCTTCTGTTTGAACAACTTTGTGTTGGCTAGGGTCATTCCGGCGCCCTCGCCTGCTCAAGTTCAATCAGCAGCTCGAGGAAATGCTTGGCCTTCTCCAGATCGGCAATGCCGCCCTTATCGCGCCACCGCGTCACGTACTTGATGACGCTGCCTTCGGCGAAGGGAATGCCGTTCGCGTGAATGTATTCGATCGGCTGGATCTTCAACGACTTGTAGTGCCCGCCTGACACCTGTTTTCCCAGTGCGCTCATTACGCAAACTCCCTCAACGCTTCCTGCAAACGCTTGGCTTTGATGATCGCTTCGGCATTGCTTTCCCTTTCGGCTTCAACAGAAAGCGCCACCTCTTCGATCCGCGCAGCAAGAGCTTTCATGCGCTTGCTGAACTCACCCGACAGGTCCACCACTTCGCCGGAAAGAGCCGCTAGCACATCGAGTGCACCCTCAGGCTTCTTGTTAGGTACAACTGTCTGCGGGGCTACCTGTGTCATCACTTGCTCCTTCTTTGGTTTTGGGATGGCTGCATCGCGCTGAAACTTTCCGCCTACCGGCTCCCGGACGAGCCCGGCGTCCTTCAGCTCGCCAAGTGCTCGGCGTATCGCATATGCCGACGCACCTGTTGCATTGGCTGCAATGACCGCCCCGTGGATATCGTGAGCGCTCCAGCTCGCCTGCATCGGTACGAAACCAAAGACCTTTTGGGCGATTGAGGACTGGCCTGCGAGGATTTGGGTTTGGCGTGATTCGTTCATCAGAATCGTTCCTTTTTGGCATATCGACTGGCCAGGCTTGCTACCTTTTCCGGCTGCTCGACAGGCTCTGGCTTCCACCCGGCAGCAAGGTTTTCGAATCGGTTGTATTGGCCAAGGAAGGCCGTGCGGACGGTGCCCATCTCGATGTCGCGACCCTTGCCGATGATGATTTCGGCAATGCCTTTGGCCTCGGTATTTTCGTGGTAGACCTCGTCGCGATAGACGAACATGATCACGTCGGCGTCTTGTTCGATGGCACCCGATTCACGCAAGTCGGAGGGCACCGGGCGCTTGTTGGGACGCTCTTCGCATTTGCGAGACAGTTGACTCAACAACACGACGGGGATGCCCAACTCTTTGGCAAGCAGCTTGCAGCCGCGACTGATGCTGCTCACCTCTTCGGTACGGTTGCCGCCGTCCCCTTCCACAAGCTGCAGGTAGTCGATCATCAGCAGGTCCAAGCCATACCGAAGCTTGTGGCGTCTGGCCAAGGAGCGAATGCGCCCAATCGTCGAGCCGGCGCGGTCGGCAATGTAGAGCGGAGCGCTGCGCAACAACCCAGCCGCGGCCGCCAGTTCGGCGCCGTGGCTCTGGCAAGCCGTGCCAGTCTTCACCAGGTTGAGCGGAATTCGCCCCTCCGAAGCCACGGCGCGATCCAGCAACTGACCTTTGTTCATTTCTAAACTGACGACGAGTGCCGACTTGCTCTGGCGTACAGCCGCGTCGATGACAAAGCCCATGGCCAGCGTGGTCTTGCCCATGGCCGGACGCCCGGCGACGATGTACAGGTGATCGGGCTGCAACCCACCGAGCTTCTCATCCAGATCATTCAAGCCAGTCGACAGACCGATTAAAGTTTCGCCCCGGGAGTGGCGATCATGGCGGTCCTGCCACACTTCAAGCTGATCGACGAGCACGTCGCCGACTTTGACGATGTCGTCATCACCCGAGCCGCAATCAATCGCCATGGCCGCCGCCTGGACCGCCGCGATCTTCGCCTGCGTGTCCTCCGAGCCTTGGGAAATTTCCATCGCCTGGCTGCCGAGGTCGTAGAGCGCCCGGTCAATGGCCCGCTCACGAACGATCTGGGCGTAGGTTCGAGCGTTAGCGATACTCGGCGTGTTTTTGACGATTTCGGCGCAATAGGCGAATGCCGGGCTGCCGTCGTCCATCGAACCGATGTGATTGCCGACTGTAAGGAAATCCACCGCCTGACCAGACGAACGAACGGCCAGGATGCCGCGGTATACATCGGCGTTTGCCGGAAAGTAAAACGCCTCGGGGGACAGGTCTTCGCAGAGGGTATCGATCAGCTCGGGGCGCTGCATCATGGCGCCAAGCAGGCTGTGCTCCGCCTCGATGCTGTGAGGGTCACGCATGGTAATTCCCCTCGACGACCTTCACGAAGTTGCGAGGCGCGATCAACCAGTCGAACGAGGCGCGGAACGGCTTGGTGCCGAAACGGCCCTCCACCTTGCCCATCAGGAAGTTCGACGCCTTCACCGATTCGAAGTACTCACGCCAGAAAGCCAGGTCGCGATGGGCTTCGTGCTCACGCCACCGGCCCTGCAGATTCTGCTGACGGGTTTTATTGATCAGGGTTACGGCTGGCAACTCGGAAAGGATTTCGTGGTACAGGTCGACAATGGCCCGGTGGGGGCATGAGTCGGCTTTCGTCCTGGAGATTTTTCCCGCCGCCGCTTCCGGTTGACGCTCGGCGTCGACGACTACCTCGTCAGAGGTAGTATTTGTATTTGTGTCTTTATTGTGTGGTGGAAACGCCACTAAGGACGTGGTGGAAACGCCACACTGTGGCACTTTTTTGGTGGTGGATTTGCGGTTGTTTTTTGCATCAATCCGCCATGCAGTCACCGGCGAAATTCCTATGGGAGCCTTGCTTCCACCTTCGCGGTAAATCACACGCTGACGGAGCAGCTCACCGATGATGCGTGAAACGTCCTCTCGGTGGATATTGGCCATCTCGGCGATGTAGGAAGCCGCTATGCGGGCGCTGGCGACGTTGTAGCCTGCGGTCTGGCGGTGAATGGCCAGGGCGACACGAAGTTCCCTACCTGATAGGTCGGCGCGGATCAGGGCGCCATAAAGATCGTTGTCCATCCGGGTAAAGCCCCCCGGGTTACTTGCGTGAAGTTGAATGACATTGCTCATGCTGAAGTCTTCTGTTCCGAGGAAAGGGACGCCTTCAGGTGATCAAGGCATTCTCGGCGAAAGCGAGATTTGGACTCACGGGAGTACTGGAATCGAACCAATATCGCGGCGTGCATGGCTGCAGATTGATGGGTGGTGAGATGTTGCGACACGTTTTGCGAATGATCGAATAGTGTCGCAACACGGTGGGTATTGCCGGGGGGGATCTGGTTGTGCATAATCATTTCCACATTGTTTTACCGCTGTTGAAAAAGCCGACCTCGTACGTCGGCTTTTTTGTGTCTGGAATTCAGGCAGCCTTGAGGGATTCGCGCAGAACCTGCAGCGCATCGATCGCTTCAAGAATTGCTTTCTCGCCCTGGGCTTTTTCGTGCTGGCTGATGTGATTGTCCTCAGCAGCATCAAAGATCAGCCGGCCAACATCGCCGCACTCAGCCGAAAGCTGCCCAAGCGCAACCATCAACGGCTTGACCGCAGGCTTTTCCCGCGCAACCAGGTCGAAACCGAACTGATCCGCCAGCGTCACCAAAGGGCGCATGTCACCGGTGTGCAACAAGATCCCGAACAGATGTTCGATGGTCAGGTGGTGAGCGTCGTTATCCGGATTCGAGCGCTGGAGCAGGCTCACATGCGGAACACCCATCTTGGCGCTCAGCGACTTTGCTTCGTTGTCCTTGACCGCGTCGTGGCAGGCCCGCAGGAACTTGTCCATTCGTAAAACCTCGCTTCTGTTTCCGTGGTGGCGTTATGCCAACCAGGCGATCATTCGTTCATCAACTGATCACGGAAGAACCCATGACCCTTTCTTCTCTTTGGCCCCGAATTAGGTGCCAGCCCCACCTGGTCCAATCTCTGCTATCGCGGCACCTAATAAGGGGCCAGACCGTTACCTCGAAGGGAAAATTGAGACCACGTTTTCTGCCTGGGCCTCTTGCGCAGAATGAGCGGCGAGGCGGCTTCGCAGTGCTGCTTTATCGGCTGCGAGGCGAGCAGCACTGCGCCGCTCTACCGCGCGCTCCGTCACCTGCAAAATCCGATCGGCGAGCTGATCCATGCCGATCCCAACCTCATCAGCCCACCGCTCAAGCTGATCCTTCTCGTCCTGCGTGTACTGCCCTACTTCCGGTATTGCAGGCATTGCTCCCTCCATGGCCTAGTCAGGCGCTGAGTTTCTTGTCGTTGGCCTGGGTTATTGCGTCCTGCTCTCGTCTTGCTTGCAGGGCTGCACGGATGAGATCGCGCGCGAGTACAGCGGGTTGAATCTTCAGCTCGCGAGCCAGCTCGGCCAGTGCCGGAAAACCGTCCAGCTCTTTGTCGTCAATCAATGGGAAGTAGCCGTAATCCTCCTTGAACCGCAAAGCAGCCAAGGTGAGGTCGCGAACCAAGGCGCCCGGCTGAGTTTCCCGCTCCAGCGCTTCCGCCTTGATGGCGTCGTAGGCGTGGTCATTCAGGCGAGACTTCAGCTGGTGGGTGTTGCGATGGTTTTTGTTGTCGTAGGCCATGGATTCGCTTCCGCAGTTGGGAGTGACGGGGCTGAGTTAGGCGGCGGACTCGGCAGCAATAGCGGCGAGTTTCGGGAAGAACGAAAAAGCAGATACACGCCCTTGGGTGGCCTTATGCAGTTTCGTGGCTACATCTTCCGAGGGTTTTCTGTGTCCCCCGGCGATCAGCCAGAGATAACCAACGGAGATTCCCGACGCATCGGCAACCCGCTGACGCTCGTCAGGAGCAGCTTTGGTAAGCCAAGCCTGCATTTCGGGAATTGGGGTTTTCATGTTCATCACCTTTTTGCGAGATATATCAAATTTATCTCATTGATAATTTGAAGGCAAGAGGAGATTGATCGCAGAGATTATTTATCAATTAGATAAAAGCAGGGATGATTCGGGGATGGATACCAACAGCATTCGCAGAGAAAACTTACGAGCCCTTGCGGCTCGATATGCCACGCAGGCCGAGTTCGCAGCCGCATGCGGTACCGCGCCGTCCGTGATAAGCCTGATCGTTTCGCCAAACCCGAAACGGAATCTTGGGCATCAACTAGCACGAAAAATTGAGTCCGCTCAGGGCTTGCCTATGGGGTGGCTGGATAGTGCCCACTCAAAAGAACCGGGCGAGACAGTCGATCTGTCGTTCTTGCCAGCTGCTCTCGCTCAAAAAATAACCAGCTATCGCGCGGTAGTCGAAATCGAACGGTTTGATATTGCAGGATCAATGGGGCCAGGCACGGAGCCGCCAGACATGAATATGGTCGTTGAGCATATGAGCCTTGATGCGGGGTGGGTTCGTCAAAATCTGGTCTACACCGCCATCGAAAATCTCAAGCTGATATCTGGCCGCGGCGACAGCATGGCCCCCACAATCCGAAGCGGTGATGCATTGATTGTCGACGCCGGGGTCACCTCCGTCGAATCGGATGCTATCTACTTCTTTTTGATGCGCGGGCAGCAGCACATCAAGCGCATCCAGAGAAATCTGGATGGCCTGACTATCATTTCGGACAACGGCCAGTACCGTGAGATTGATGTCCCTGCCGATCGCGAAGGAGACATCCAGGTCCTAGCCCAAATTATTTACTGGTGGACCGGACGCAGCTATTGAGCTGCCTCCCACAGGAACCATTCCTATGCCCCTCACCAAGCCTAACCAGCAGCTTCGCTGCGAATCAAGGATCTATTGAGCAGGCCGCAACCGAAGTGCTCAACGTCACTAAGGACTGTCGGAACGTGGATGCGATAGCGGTCCTGAAGGTGATTGCGAAGCTCCACGAGAATGCAGATCGGGTGGCGGCGCTGGCAGATGAGGGAAAGGGGGAAAGAGGGAAGGATTGTTCGTGGAAAAGCCCTACCGCCTCGCCCCTGAGTGTAGTGAAGCAAAATCAATAATCTCAATATTAAATTACCAAAATTAGTCACCAAGGAAGAAAGATGAGTAATATTGATCTTAAATTTGATGATGTTCCAGCCCTGCCAGACATAGAATCAATTATCAATAGAGCGAACTATCATTCATCGCTATACTTCTCCCCAAAACACAAACATAGAAAATTTGGCAAGATAGTTGCACCATACCATCTAAAGTTGGCAAAAATTAAGTGCGGCATATCTGATTGCGGAACAAAACATTTGCATGGATATGTAATAACAACCAGTGACGGCCTAGAAACAAATATAGGGAAAGATTGCGGGACGCTACACTTCAAGGCCGATTTTGCCACCGAGATGAAAAGGCATGACGACCTATACAATAGGCGCCTTAAGATACATCGCATATTAGAGTTGAAAGGTGCGGCTCCTGAAACGTTAGCCGTCCTGCTTTCAGCCAAAAACGAATATTCAATCCTTAAGTCACTGAGGTACTCGCTTCGGGCTGCTCTGTCAGCCACCGAGAATCAGCACATTGCACACAAGCTGAAAACCAAAGACTCAAACCTATACCGTTATGAGTCTAGGTCGCTTGCAGAGCGAGAAGCTTATTTTGAGACGAATCCAGCTGCAAAAAAATCTGGGGTTGTGCCGCCTAACCAAATCAAAATAGGAGAGATCGCTGGTTTCGATTTTTTGAATGCGACTCACAGAGACGAAGAGGTTTTTAATTTTGCCACTCCACTACGGAATGTTATATCCGCATCCGTTGAAGACATCTACTCCTGGCGCACTGGCGAAATAGATAAAGTTCACATTTGGATTGGCAAAGCAAATAAAGGCTTAGAGCGAATCAACTACCTGATCAGTAGCGGTAAGAAATTTTTCACCAAGGACAATGTTTCGGGGCTTGGGGCCGCGGGGCTATCTGCGGAAAGCGTAAAATCAGCCATCAACATAGCTAATAGCTTGAGATCTTAGTCTGAAGCTTTGCTACCTATCAGTGATTAGCCAAAAGGATTTGGCCACGCGCATCAAGAGCCCGGCTAAGTGCGGGCTTTTCGTTTCCGGCTTCTGATCCCTGCATTGCACTGTCCTCTCCCAGGCATCGACCTGCACTAACCGCAACGGCCCGATGATCGGTCCACCTGGGCCCTGCTGTACCTTCAACTGAGTGGGCTTCCCTCCGTATGGCGCACAAAGGAGTACAAAAGTACTCTTACCACCTTGCCTTTTACCATCAGATAAAATACTGTTTATTCATACAGTAAAAGGAGCGTTATCATGTCTAAAGCGAAGAAGCCATCAGCAGTTCCTACCCCGCCCTCCTCCTACGATCTGATGGGTATGCGGGTGCAGAAAATCATCAATTCGACCGATGCGCAGACAGCAAAGCGCGCCGTCATCTATAAAGCCTCGAACGAATCCCTAGATGACTGGGAGCAAATGCTGGAGGCTATCGACGAAGCGGATAACGTGACCATCGCCCACCAAGATGATGGTGGCGTACAGGTGTTCTGGGTTGTGCCAAAAGACGATTGATCGCAGCGAATGAATAAAGCCCGCCGATGTGCGGGCTTTTTTGTGGCCGCGATAGAAAAGTTATCGCAGAGAAATGACCATTCAGAGATAAATTTATCAATATGATATTGACAACAATTTATCACGCCGATAAATTCACCCCATCGCAACACGGAACCCAATCAGGTGCCAGGTGCGAAGGGCCGAGAGGCCTGCCGCTCTTTAACAACCCAACTGCAGAAAGCTTCTGGATAAGCCGGACATTGACGTACCAGGCGTGGGCGACTCCCACCTCGGTACGCCGTATTGCCAGGCCCCAGGAGCCAAACCGTAAACGTACGGAAAGAAATCATCGCCCAGTCCGCAGGTGGCGAGTAACAGCGGCCAGCAAGACGGACAGCATCACTGAAGCACCTGGGCAACCGGGTGCTTTGGGATGACAACCAAGGAGCAGGACCATGTTGATACTCACCCGCAAGCCCAGCGAAACCATCCGCATTAACGACGACATCAGCATCACGGTGCTGAGTGTTAGCGGGCAGCAAGTAAAGCTGGCGTTTGAGGCGCCGAAAGAGGTCGCCGTGCATCGTCAAGAGATCTACCAGCGTATTCAGGATGCAGCTAAGGCCTGATCGAAAAGCATCACTGCTGCACCTTGGCCACAGGGTGCATCGGGATGCTACCCAACCCAGAGGATTCACCATGTTCGGCAAACTGTTTGGCAAGAAATCCGGCGAAGCCCGCCAGGCCCTGGCCGTGATGACCAACCGCGATCTGATGCAGGCGTCGGTCTACGGCGTCTTCTACGTCGCTTCCGCCGATGGCGACATCGAAAAAGAAGAGCTCGAGAAGATCGAGAAGTTGATCAACAACTCTCCCGCCCTGAAGGGCTTCGGCGCAGAGCTGAGCAACACCATTGACCGCGCCAAGGCCGACTTCAACGACGGCGGCCCGCGCATCATTCGCCAGAACGCCGAGAAGGAACTGAAGGATCTGGCGCACAGCGTCGACGACGCGGCTACGGTGCTGAACTTCATGCTGACCGTGGCGGAGGCTGACGGCGACATCGAGGACGCCGAAATGGTGGTGCTGGAGAAGGCCGCCAAGATCATGAACCTCAACCTAAAAGACTACCTGTAGTCATGTTCGGCAGGTTCAGCAACAGAGCGCGCTCGCTGGCAGCCTACGGCCTAGCTGGCGGGGTCGTATTCGTCGACTCGGCCAGCCGGATCCTGTCAATGGTTGGCGACCTGGTGCTCGTCGCGATGCTTTTGATGGTGCTGATGGTCGGCAAGGATAAAGGGAAATGACACCCATACTAAAAAAAGTGGCGCAGTACATCCGCAACACCGCCGGCAACGCCACGCTGGAACACCTCATCGATGACCATGAACCGATCGGCCCTCGGCTTTGGGCTGACATGGAGTGTGAGGGGTTTGCTCATGTTGTCGACGGCAAGGTGGCGCTCACCGAAAAAGGCAGTGCCGCACTGGACGCCGCGCCGTTCTGACAAGCATCACTTCTGCCCATTCACTGAGTGGGTAGCGGGATGTAGGCCTACATCAAGCGAAGGGCTCAACAGAGCACAGGTGACATCAAATGAAATAAGGAATCGACAATGACTGTAGATATCAGCAATTTCATCATCGCCACCCCGCTTCCAATTTCCGACACGAACCCTATCTCCCTTGACTTGATCGGCTGGCGAGCGCTGATCGAATGCCCAAGCGTCGCCTCGATGCTTCCCGACGGATCGCTGCAGATGACGGCGCCAACACTTGGAGCTTCCAGTAAAAGCGTCCATCGAACTCGTTGTGAATGGAAAGAGCCTGGCTATTGGCTGTTTGCAAGTGCCGCAGACCATTGGTGCCGTCAAGAAATGCGGCTAACGAAGGTCAATTCGCTGCAGAAGGTCGTGATTGGCCAAATTCATGTGCAGGGTTCTGAACGCCCACCGGTAAAGGTGTTCTGGAACAAAGGCAAAATCACCATGGGGTTCCGGTCGAGCTACCTGCAAGACGATCCGGTCAACTCGACGGTATTGGAGAACGTGCCGCTCGGCGCGCTCTTCAAAATCAACATTCACGCCAATTCGAGCGGCGCTGTATCGGTATCTGCCAGCTGCAACGGCATCAAATCCACCTCCGCGATCATGCGCCTCGACAACACCTGGGACACGAAGACTCTCGCTTTCCATGGCGGCGTGTACAACCAGATCGACTACTCCGAATCCACCGATCCTGAGGACGCTTCGATTTGCGTGATCAGTGATCTATCCATCACACACGGGTAAGACCAACCAGCGCCACGTCAGCCTGACGATAACTGCCCGATCCCTCGACAGAGGCTGTATCGGAATGTCGGCGGGTCATGAAAAAAGCATCTCCAGAGCAATCGGATTGTGGCGAATACCCGGACGTCGATTGCAAAAAATGGTGTGGACCGACATTCCAATGCAGCTTCGATAGGTGGCCACTGCCTGCCCAGTGAGCGCGCAACAGGAGCTTAAGCCATGAAGTAGACCATCGCTTCACCCGCGTGGCGCAGTAAGCCTGAAGGCTGCGCCCTACACCCTGGCAGGCAGCGGACATCTAGGCAGACGGTGTTACCGCGCACCGGCCGAGCAATCGGTAGGCCACCCCAAGTTCAAGGTCACCGCTGATGATTCAAACCCAGGCCGTCGCCAGTAGCGGGCCTGGGAGGCTGTCACGTAGGGAGGTCTTCGTGACACCAACAAAAGCCCGGTTTCGATCGGGCTTTTTTACGCCTGCCTTTATCCGTCAGCACTCTCCCCTGCGCCCAACGGCAACCAGCAGGAGGCCCGAGTGCTGACGAATACACGCAACCCCACCACCGAGGGATCAGCCATGAACCAAACCATTCGCCAAAAACAAGCGATCCTGCAGGTGATGCGGGAGCGTGTCTCGATGTCCACTTCGGAGATGTACCAGATGATCGGTCGCGAAGAGCCAGTGCGTGCGCCACGCTTCAACGTCATCCCCCTGGGCGGCAACAAGTTCGACATTGTCGAGCATGACACCGGCGTCTCCCGCGGCGCCCGTGACGGCCACGACATGGCCTGCGATTTCGCGAAGCAGCTCGAGCAGAACGCGGACTTCTTCGAAGGTGTCCGACTGACCAGCAGCCGCTTCGGGCGGATTCTCATGCGCTGGGCCATCGGGTGCGCCGCACTGCTGTTCGTCTTCGCTTACTTTGGAGCACAGCAATGATCGGCGTACCAATGCCTCACCCCAAGGACGCGATCGAAGCACACCTGAGCCAGAAACTGGAAAAGTTCTTCGGCGACGGCGGCAAAGCCCTGGTCGAACCCGCAGCCGAGATGAAGCAGCGCCCTGCCCGGTCCGCACATATCGCCCCGGACACTGTCCTCAAGCGGCGCCGTCCTTCGCCTACCCATGCAGAACGCATCGCGCTTCGGCGAATCACGGAGGCGCTATGAGCAAGGTACGAAAGCCCAACAACGGCTTCGCCCGGGCCGAGCGAAGCTGCCGGGCATTGCTCCGAACCAATCATGTCGCGGTCGTGAACATCGACCCAAGTGGCGCCCAGATCATGGCGAACTGGAAGAGCTGCCGGCAGATTCGAAGCCTGGCGACTGCCAACGCTCTGTTCGACTTCTCCTACCGATGGACGATCTACATCAGCGCCATGTGTCGAGACGAGCGCGGCGTTGAGTACGTCAAGTCGGTGGAGATATCGCCGGAGGGCATCTACAAGGTTGAGCGCCTGACGGATGCCATCGAGCATTACTACTTGGAGCTGCGAAACAGCTGCAACCCGAACCACCTGATTGCGTCTGGATGGATCGCCGTTCCTGCAGAGGTAACGCTAGAAGAAGCGCAGGCCGCAAAGCTGTTCTATGCCGCCGGCGCCTGGCATCAGGTGAAGGTCGCAGCATGAGACGCATCAACAACCAGGTGCGCCAGCGCCTTCGTCAGTCCCAATTCACACTTCCACCCAGCGGCCTATTGGCCATCCCGGAGCTACAGCCATGCCCACTCCTACCGACACCGCAGAGTTCCTCGAAGAGCTCAACGGCGGCGCTTTCGCCAGCCAAATCGGTCACGCCCTTTCCGAAGTAGCCTCCGGGGTTGTTGACCACGGCAAGGCCGGCAAGCTGGTGATCACGCTGGACTTCAGCCAGATCGGCGAATCCAGTCAGGTGAAGATCAAGCACAAGCTCGACTACAAGGTGCCCACCAAGCGCGGTACCCGCAGCGAGAACACCAGCCTGGATACGCCGATGCATGTCGGCTCCGGCGGCAAGATCACGCTCTTCGCGGAGAAGCACGACCAGCTCTTCAGCCGTGAACAAGCCCCTATCACTCCTCGCACCTAACCGCCCGACCATCAAGGAACCGAACAATGTCTCTGACCAAAGAAGCGATCCAGCTCATCACCGACACCGCGCTGGAAGCCAGCGGTAAAGCGCTGGCCACCCAAACGCCTACTATCGTGCTGCCCGAAGGCTGCCAGGTGGTCACCCTGGAAAAATGGCAAGCTGGCCGCAGCCGCTTCCGTGGCATCTACTCCACCCATTCGCTGGCCGACTTCAGCGCCTACGTCGCCGCTCGGGCAATCTCGTCCGCCAAAGGCTTTATCGACCAGGACGAAATGACCTGCACGTTGCTGTTCAACCTGGGCACCGATGAACTGCCAGGGCACGCCGATGACCGCGCAGTACTTCGATTGAAAGCATCGGCTGGCTACAAGGCAGCTCAGACAATCGGTGGGCGCGCGATGTCTCAGAAAGATCTGAGCGACTGGATCGAAGATTGGCACCAATACCTGACCCCAGTAGATGACGAAGGTAAGGAAATACCTGTCGCCCGGGCCATCGCAGCTGTACGCACAATCACAGTTAAGGCGACCAGCGAATCGGAAAACACCGTCGGCGACACCAGCGCCAGCCGTAGCGCCATGGATCAGATCGAGGCCCGAAGCAAAGAAACGCTGCCCGCGGCCCTGCTGTTCAGCACCATCCCGTATGAGGGCTTGACCGAGCAGCGGATCAATCTGCGGATTTCTGTGCTCACCAGCGGTTCAGTGCCCGCACTCAAATTACGCTGGGTCGGTGAAGAGGTTCAGCGCGAGGACATCGCTCAGGAGTTCAAGACTGTACTTCAGGACAAGATCGGTGACGCCGCAACCTTGTCTCTGGGTGCTTTCGATCCGAAGTAATCCATAGAGGCCGGGCGACCGGCCTTGCTCAGTCTTTGAAAGCGCAAAGCTGCATAATGTGCTGCCTCATTTCTCCGGAAAGCTTGTACATTGCTGAAATGGCTTTGTTCCATTCGTCAGGAAAGTCGTCTGCAGCATCGGATATCGAAACATAGGATTTACCAGATTCTTCATAGGCGTTCTCATATGCGCGAAACTTCTCACCAAATACCTTGAATCGGTCTTTGACTGCGTCACTTCCGAATAGACCTATTACCGCATTGAGGCTAGCCAACTCTCGATCTATTTCAGCTCCTCGTGTTCGAGAGCGAATAAACAACTCAAGCGAGGTCATCACGGAAAGATAGCGTTCCTCGGTCGACAGTCTCATAGCCGAACGCTCTGCCCGCTTGGCAGTTTCTCCCGCGGTGATGCTGTTCAAAAGCCAGGTTAAAAAGCTGCCAGCTAACACTCCGGCGCCGGATATTATTGCGACTGTAATCATCGCTAGTTCGTTAGCCACTGAAATCTCCCCAAACCGGCTCCATGCCGGGCCGAACACAAATACCCGACTTCAACGAATCACGCCAGCCGGCGAGGCTGGCGTCTGTCTGGAGATTGCCATGAGCAGCTACTTCTACAAGACCAACGCCGCCCCAGCACTGGCCGCCATCGCTGCATGGGACGCCAAGCGGGCCGAATTTGACCGCAAGCGCGAGGCGCTCAAAGACGTTTTCGGCGGCCCCGGCTCTCCAATGTACTCAGGCAGTGACTGCTATGTCGGCGGCGTGAAGATCAGCGATAGCCGGGATCTGGACGTTCATTGGCGGCGCCCGGACGAATACGGTTACCGCGCCCTGCGACATGCGACCAAGCCTGAGAAAGGCACGACGAAAGAAGCCCGGGCAGCGTACAAGGCTGAACACGAACGCCTGACCGCTCTGTGGCAAGAGCACTGCCCTGCGCGCATCAGCAAGGACGACGTATGGAAGGCGCTTGGCGTGGACTGGGGCAGTGTGTGGTTGAGCGGTGGCGTGTTCTTCAAGCATGAAGGCGCCATTTATCTCAACCTGGGATTCCAGCTGAAGGAAGACGGCGAGCACATCGAAGGTGCCGCGGAGATTGTGGCAAGCGAGTTTGAAGCTGCGCGCCGCCAGGTGCTGAATCAGCGCAACACCGCCTGACCTCAGTCATCCACCAGGACGACCTCGAACTGCGCCCCAGGAATCAGTGGGGATGATGCGATCCAGCCTGGCCACATGCCGCGCACCGCATCTCGGGCACACGACTTCGACCTGATCCTACTTGTCGTCCATATCGAATTGAAGTTCTTCATCACACTTCTTGCACTTGGCCATCTGAGAGCCCTCCGTTAGGTCTCAACTCAGCATAGCGCCACCACTTCAACGAATCACGCCAGCCCGTGAGGGCGGCGCCTCACTGGAGAAATCCATGAGCCACAACTGCGCATACGTCCGGCAGCACTATCAGGTGCCTGCCGAAATTGGCCGCCGCGTCATCGCCTACGGCAAGCCTGGCACCATCACGCAAGACTTCGGCCACCACATCGGCATCGTACTCGACGAAGACGAAAAACGGCACGCCTGCCACTACCACCCCGTCGACGGGATCGAATACGGCGATATGGCAGACAAGCTGCCCCGGCCACCGCGCAAGACTAACTACGACCGTTACTACGACGAGGAGTGGACGTGCGATTTTCATGAGTTCCTTGAAATCAACAGGCCGCATCGTGAGCGTCGAATCGTCGATGGTCAGCGTCAGTTCCGCATGTATCGCACCCGCTCCGGCTACAAGTGGTCTTGTGACCGCGACGTGCAGGGTGAATGGTTCCCAACGGCAGTGGAAGCCAAGGCCAGCTACAAAGAAGCCCTGAAGCAGCACCGCGAGTATCTGCGCGACTGAACTGGCCCTATGCCGCGCCGGACACAAGTACCCCACTTCAACGCTTCACGCCAGCCGTCGATGCTGGAAGTCAGGCAAGCATAACGGTAATACTGCTTTAGGTAACAAGTTTCTCCTTTAAATAAGTCTGCATTTTTTCAAGATACCCATTCAACTCGGCTTGAAATTCGTCATCGTTCCCAGTGGTATTGTAAAGCACGTTTCGCCTAGTACCGATCATGGATTGGTATTTCTGCTTCGAGAACTCATCAAATGCTGGATTTATAATCCTCAAATGTAAATACAGATACATAGTAAATTCGTGCTCCAACCCGAAGACACTCTTAAACAATTCATCAAGCGTATTATCCCACAAAGCCTCACACTCTAAAAACAATGCACCCAATTCAATGCGAAACTTAGTCACTTCTGTCTGTCGCCGCGTGTATTCTCCAACAAAGGCTTCAAACCTTCTTGCGTCCCAATCTTTCCCCCCATCCGCTAATGCCTCGTACTCATAACCCCAAATAGTTGGGCTTCTGAGCTGAACCATAGCCTCTCTATATGCGAGCAATTTATTAAGCACTCGGAGGGCTAACTTATGATCCTCAGTTCCTCTTAGTTGCCACCTCCAAGTCTTCAATCCTTGAAACCCAAAATAACCGGCGGCTGCCACACCCAAGACAGTTGCCAAAGACGCAACTACTTCAAAGACATCCTTTGTTAGCTGCCAATTAATATCCGTTATAGAAAAGCAAATATTCAATTGCAGACTCCCCGAATTTAACACCCTGAAGCTTAGCCATGAGGCTCATCCCATGCCCACAGAAAACAAACCGGCAGATCCATTCGGCCCCAACGGACGCACCTTTCATATTCATCTGAGCGTTCGTGGCGCGCTGCGCGATTTCAGCAAGCGCCAGCTCAAAGGCATGTTCCGCATGGAAGGTGGCCGGGAGTGCACAGCCGACGAGGCCAAGGACCACCTGCTCGAAGCGCTGGCCCAAGGCAAAGAAGTGCTGCCGTTCGGACCGCCCTGCGATGGATTCGGTTTCGCCGGCAACGGATGCCCTGGCCACGATAACCCGCAACCGGTTGTGAATGCCCATGATCTGGTATCGATGGAGGTTGCAGGATGAGCGAAGTTCATCGCTACAACGTTGTGACAATGCTTTCTGAGGGCGGGAACCGAATCGGCTACGACCCTCACGGGCCAGAGGTTGTCATGGCTTCCGAATTCGACCGGATCACTGCCGAGCGTAATGGCCTACAGCTGAGCCTGACCACGGCAGACCAGACCATTGACGCCCTTCAGGCCGCAATCACTAGACGCAACCGGCGGATTGATGAGCTATTGGCAGAAATTGCAACAGTGCGGCAAGGCCCCTGCAAGCTGATAGTCGGGGATGAACTGCCATGACCAAGCGACCAATAGTTCGAACCACCACCGGTGCGACGGTGACGCTCACGATCGAGCTGACCAACCTCGGCAGTTGGGGACCAGACTGCCAGATCGATCAGGTTTATCGGCAGGCCCGTGAAGCGGCAATCGGCCGAATCAATCGCGCATTCAAAGATGATCAGCGCGGGATCCGGATTCTAGGGCCGGTGGTAGTGAAGGCCGTGACAACCGATGTCGAACTGCGCGGTTAAGCCAGCGCAGCTCTGAGCACCCAGTAGTAGCCCCTCCCCCTTCAAAGTCAGCCGCTCGCTATAGCGGCAAGGACGAAGTCATGCATGAAGAAAAGTACCCACTCGAGGTCGAAAGCGTCGGCTCTGATACCTACATCGTCATGAGCAAAGGCCACCACGACCTGACCGAGTTCATGACCGAGGCCGTGAAGCAGTACCCGGGCTGGTTCCTGGGCGGCGCCGAACATGTCTGGTGCAAGACAACGCCGCGTCCGGGCGGCTCTTGGTATCACTTCGTCGAGCCAGGGACGCGCGGCGCATGGCCGGCGACGTATTGCTGGGAGTACGCCGGCGACTACAAGGAATGGATGAAGAAGGAGGTAGCAGCGTGATCATCGACGACGTTATGACCGACAAAATCACCCTGCACGGCCTTGGCTTTGTGCAGGTTCAACTCCAGGGCAATCAGCGCCTGCACGTCTGGCACCCTGAGCTGCCGCGCCGGGCATGCTTCGAACACTCGGCGATCCACAACCACCGCTTCGACTTCGAATCGCGCGTTCTGGTCGGCACGCAGATCAACATCCCCTTCGCCGATTTCCCTGCAGAGTCCGCCTGCTTCATCAAGGAAACCCACGAGCTCTATCTACATGAGGGTGCTAGAACGTCGCGTGGTGGCCGCCCATGGACGCCGAATGGCCGGGTTGATATGCGCGAACTCTATAGCCACGCGGTATCCGCTGGATCGACCTATTGCATGAAGGCCTACGACTTTCATCGAACCGAGCCCGGCGGCGATGGGAAGGTAGCGACAATCCTCAAGAAAGGCTGGGAAGGGACAAAAGGCGCGCAGTCCAGTTGCGTGATCGGCGTCGAGCCTGACACCGACTTCGACCGGTTCCAATGGTCGCCCGCTCAACTCTGGGAGGTCGTCAGCGATGTGCTGCTCTGCCAGAAGGTGGCGCCATGATCGCCCTCGCCTGGTTCGCCTACGTGTACTGCTACAAGGGGCCGCGGTGATGGGGGTTCACCCCGCCAGCTACCTTCAGGGGAGAAAGCGTGTGCGCAACTGGCGAGGTGAACCAATAAACCTTAGCTCAGCCATTCTGCCTGCCTAACACCCCTCACCTGATTTCCACAATCCACCTGCCAGCCTGCCGGCACCCGGCGGGTCAGGAGCTCTATTGCCATGCCAAACCATGTAACCAACAAGGTTCGCGCGCCATCGCACGTCCTGCAAACGCTGATCAACGAGAACGGCAAGATCGACTTCAACACGATCCTCCCTTTTGGCGGGCAGTTTGCTTGGAACGGTATCGACTGCGCCGCTGAGGAGGCGGCACAAGTCATCACGGCCCAGCCGCTGGATGATCACCCCCTAATCGCGTCCCTGCAGCAATCCAATCGAAGCCGGGTGGACGCGCTCAAATTGAGCGAAGAAGGCTTCGAACAATTCGTGCAGATGCTGCGAAACAAGCGATCGTGCGGCCACTTCAACACCCTGGACTTCGCCCGTGATGTTTGGGGGACGAAATGGAATGCCTACGACCAGGTAATCGACCTTGATGTCGGCGAGGTCTCTTTCGACACCGCGTGGTCGTGCCCCATGCCAGTCCTGCAGGAGCTTTCGAAGCGCCATCCAGATGACGAAATAATCATCCGGTATGCCGACGAAGATCTCGGCTGCAACTGCGGCACGGTGAAGCTCAAGGCGGGGGAAGTCGTGTCCTCTGACATCGCCAGGCGCTGGGACGAGATGAGCGAGCAGGATCAGCAAAAGTGGGTGGCCTTCGCGCGCGACCTCAAGGGCTGGCCTGAAGACAACGAAGACGAATAACCCCCTTCCCCACACTCTGCCGCCGCGGGCGGCATGGAGCATCTTTATGGAAATTCAAAGTGAAACTCTCGCCGAGGAAGAGCTGGCTGCTATCACGGGCTATCAAATTCCTTCGCGCCAACTGGGATGGCTCAATCAAAATGGCTGGAAGTACGTCTTGACAGGGGCGCGGCGCCCCGTCGTTGGCCGGGTATATGCCCGAATGAAGCTGGCCGGGGTTAAGCCCTCGGTAGAAAATGTTGCGGCCGAGGCTTGGTCGCTAGACCTGTCACGCGTGGGGTAA